GTAGAGACAATGTCGTGTCCTATAACCAAGTCTACATTGGTGGGAATTTCCACCGGAGGGATTTCAGCAAAAGTTGGTGCTTGCATGCACTCTTCTAAGGTGAGACGTGTGTTAATCCATTCATTGAATTTATCGAAGTTGAAGTGTTTGAGAGATTCTCGAGCATATTCCATATACCAGTCACGAGGAGGATTATTAAAAACTAATTGGTCCTGAGCGTGTGCATTGCTTGCATAGTAACTGGTCTCAGCATAATTGGGCTTGAGAACTGATTGATTAATTTCAAACACTTTGGTGGCGAACTGACCTAATATCGGTGTGTTTCTGTCAGTGTGGTAAAAGCCAATGAGTTTGTCAACCAGGATCTGTTTGTGATCGACTCCTGGTCGTGGATGTGTCACGTGCAACTTGCCTAGTTGTCTAGGTAAGTCAGCACAGTTGGATAAGTCTCCAGTCCAAACGCTTGGTCCATAAATTCTGCCTAGGAAATTGACACCAGGTTCTCCAACTTTGATCAGAGAAGCTTTAACATTGAGTCCAAGAGCAGTGCAAGCTCTAGTATAGCATGGGACATCAACGTTGGGTGCCAAACCATCGTCTCCTCCATAGAGACCATAGTTAGTCCAGGCCCAAGCTTCTTCGGGTGTGCGAAACTTGGAAATCTCTCCGGGTGTCATTCTGTGACCTACATAGTTGGCAAACATGTTAAAGAGAGAATTGAATAAGGAAGTGTCAGCTCCTCCAGAGGCTCTAGCATAGCCCTGGGAATAAGTGGTTCCTAATGTGCATCTGGCAACATTATTAAAGTGCAGTTTGTGTATTTCATCGATCATGGCATGATGTGGTGGAGAGAAGGATCTTCGTAAGACAGCAGATTCAAACTGTCTAGCAGCAGGGGAGATGGTACCATCATATCTTGAAAAGTCAGTTGGTGCAACTGGCTTATTGAGAGAACAGGTACGTGCAACAGCCTCATCAACTTCATGGGGAGATTTGGAGAAAGCATAACAGGGTAGTTTCTTTATCCAATCAGACATAGCATAACAGTAGCGTGCATATTCGACCTTAAGCTTGGGCGTGATAGTTGATATCATGCGCGGATCAGTAGGCTTAAGATATGCTTCTGCTTTAACGAATGTCTTGAGTATGGGATTGAAGTAGAGAGTTTCATCAGCTTGTTCTAAAAGCTGCTGTTGGGAAGGTGTTGGCTGGCGGCGAGATACTTCATCATGATCAACTGGTTCCAAGTGGTGTGGTTCGGGAATCAGCATTGTGATGAATTCATTCATGCAAGTTATTAAGAACGGAGTCATATGCTTATCAGAAGCAATGTCTGTGACTCGAGCTTTAACACAGCGTTGTTCATTTCCTAGAGTTTTGTCTGGAGCATAAGCTCCGTTGATGAG